TTTGGAATGACGTACCTTAAGATAAGGAGGTCAGGGTTTTCTTATATGGGCTCATCGGAGTGTGTAAATACAGGAACCTTAGCTAAGGATGCGAGGGTTGGTATTCTATCAAAGACAGGTTCTGATTCAAAGAAAATGTTTACAGACAAAGTTGTTCCTATAGCAAATAGATTGCCTTTCTTTTTTAAGCCTATTCAGGATGGTATGGATAAACCTAAAACAGAACTAGCGTTTAGGATACCTGCATCTAAGATTACAAAAAAAAATATGTATAACTCAGATACAGAAGAACTGTTAGGGTTAGATACAACCATTGACTGGAAAAACACTGACGACAACTCTTATGATGGAGAAAAGTTATTACTACTTGTTCATGATGAAAGTGGAAAGTGGATAAAGCCCAATAACATATTAAACAACTGGAGGGTTACAAAGACTTGTTTACGTTTAGGTAGTAAAATTATTGGTAAATGTATGATGGGCTCTACATCAAACGCCTTAAATAAAGGAGGGTCAAACTTTAAAAAGTTATTTGAAGACTCTTCATTAAGTAAACGTAATTCAAACGGTCAAACTAAAAGCGGTTTATATTCACTCTTCATCCCAATGGAGTGGAACATGGAAGGATTTATAGATAGGTACGGTATGCCTGTATTTAGAAAACCTATAAAATCTATTGTAGGGGTAGACGGTGAAAGTATAAATCAAGGTGCAATTGATTATTGGGAGAATGAGGTAGACTCTTTAAAGAGTGACCCCGATGCTTTGAATGAATTCTACAGACAATTTCCTAGAACTGAATCACATGCGTTTAGAGATGAGAGCAAGCAATCCTTATTTAACCTAACAAGAATATATCAGCAGATAGATTACAATGATTCTGTTATAAGAGAGCAGCATCTAACAAGAGGTTCGTTTTCATGGAAAGATGGAATTAAAGACACTAAGGTAATATGGACTCCAAATAGTAGAGGAAGGTTTCAGGTGTCCTGGACTCCAAACAAAAATTTACAGAATAGAGTTATAAATAGAAATGGAAAAAAATTACCTGCCAATGAACACCTTGGTGCGTTTGGATGTGACAGTTATGATATCTCTGGAACTGTAGGAGGTAGAGGTTCTAATGGAGCACTTCATGGTCTAACTAAATTTAATATGGACGAAGCTCCTAGCAATGAGTTTTTTCTTGAGTATGTAGCAAGACCTCAAACAGCAGAGATATTCTTTGAGGAAGTCTTAATGGCTTGTGTATTTTATGGGATGCCTATACTCGTTGAGAACAACAAACCGCGTTTACTATATCACTTTAAGAATAGGGGTTATAGAGGGTTCTCTTTAAATAGGCCTGATAAATCATATAATAAATTATCAAAGACGGAGCGCGAGCTGGGAGGTATACCAAACTCAAGTGAAGATATTAAGCAAGCTCATGCTGCAGCGATAGAATCTTACATAGAAAAATATATAGGTTTGGATATAGAAGAAACATTTAGAGACTCTGATTTAATGGGCACAATGGTTTTTACTAGAACTTTAGAGGATTGGGCTAAATTTGATATATCAAATAGAACTAATTTTGATGCATCAATCAGTAGTGGATTGGCTATAATGGCATGTCAAAAACATCTTTATACACCTGAAAAGAAAAGCTCAAAAATTTCCATTAACTTTGCAAGGTATACCAATAAGGGATTAACAAGCGATTTAATAAGATAGATGAAAGAAGTTAAGATAGATATTTCATCTGTAGGATTCCCTAGTCAATTTGTATCAGATGCCGAAAAAGCCACTGATGAGTTTGGCTTACAGATAGGGCAAGCGATACAGTATGAGTGGTTTAAGAAAGACGGTAATGGAAGTAGATACTACGGCCAGTGGAGAGATTTTCATAGACTTCGTTTATACGCAAGAGGTGAACAGTCTGTTGCAAAATATAAAAGTGAACTAGCGGTAGACGGAGACTTGTCTTACCTAAACCTTGACTGGACACCCGTACCTATACTTCCTAAGTTTGTAGATATAGTTGTTAACGGAATGTCTGACAGGCTTTTTAAAGTTAAAGCTTATGCCCAGGACGCTTTGTCTCAGGGAAAAAGAAGTAAGTATCAAGATGTAGTTGAAGCTCAGATGGCAGCTAAAGACCTTCTTCTTGATATCCAACAAGCAACAGGTGTAGACCCTTTTACTATGAATCCAGATGCTGTTCCTGAGACTGACGAGGAGCTTACTTTGTATATGACTCTTAACTATAAGCCAGCTATAGAGATAGCTGAGGAAGAGGCGATTGACACATTGTTTTCGGAGAATCATTACAATGATGTAAGAAAAAGAATAGACTACGACTTAACTGTTTTAGGTATTGGCTGTGCAAAGCATGAGTTTCTACCAGGTTCAGGAGTTAAGGTTTCGTATGTAGACCCTGCAAATATTGTATACAGCTATACAGAAGACCCACACTTTAAAGATTGTTTTTATTGGGGAGAAATAAAAGTAGTTCCAATCACAGAGCTTTTAAAGATAGACCCAAGCCTTACGAATGAAGACTTAGAAAAAATATCTAAGTACAGTCAAAGCTGGTATGACTATTATAATGTTGCGCAGATGCAGCAGAATGATATTTTTACTAGAGACACAGTGACGTTGTTATACTTTAATTATAAGACCACAAAAAAAATGGTTTATAAGAAAAAAGTTTCTGATAACGGAAATATAAAAATGATTGAGAAGGACGACCAATTTAATCCTCCTGAGGACATGATGGATGATGGTAAGTTTGAGAAGGTGTCTAAAACAATTGACGTGTGGTATGATGGTGTGATGGTGATGGGTACAGATATAATTTTAAAATGGGAGCTTGCTAAGAATATGGTAAGGCCTCAGTCTTCATCTCAACACGCAATGCCTAATTATGTGGCTGTTGCCCCAAGAATGTATAAGGGTGTTATTGAATCTTTAGTTAGAAGAATGATTCCGTTTACAGATTTAATACAGCTTACACACCTAAAGTTACAGCAAGTAATTTCAAGAGTTGTTCCAGATGGTGTGTTTATTGATGCTGATGGGTTAAATGAAGTTGACCTAGGTACAGGAGCTGCATATAATCCTGAAGACGCATTAAGATTATATTTTCAAACTGGTAGTGTAATAGGAAGAAGTTACACACAGGACGGAGACTTTAATCAAGCAAGAGTTCCTATACAGCAGCTAACATCTAATAGCGGTGCTAGTAAGACGCAGATGCTTATAGCTAACTACAACCATTACCTGTCAATGATTCGCCAGGTAACAGGCTTAAACGAGGCGAGAGACGGCTCTACTCCTGACCCTAATTCTTTAGTTGGATTACAGAAGCTTGCTGCATTAAATTCTAATACAGCAACTAGGCATATCCTTCAAGGAAGTTTATATATATATAGAACATTGGCAGAGGCACTAACGTGTAGAATTGCAGATGTATTAGAGTACTCGGATTTTAAAGAGGACTTTATTAATAAGATAGGAAAATATAACGTAAGTATCTTAAATGATATTTCAGATTTATATATATACGACTTTGGAATATTTATAGAAGTGTCACCTGATGAAGAAGAGAAATCTAAACTAGAGCAGAATATTCAAATGGCTTTAAGTCAACAGGATATAAACCTGGAGGATGCTATTGATATTAGGGAGATTAAAAATATAAAGCTTGCAAATCAATTATTAAAAGTAAAGAGAAAACAAAAGGAAGACAAAGACCAGAAAGCAACTATGCTTCAACAGCAGATGCAAGCGGCTTCACAATTAAAATCTCAGCAGATGGCAGGTCAAATGGCAATGCAGAAATCTCAAGCGGAGATGCAGGCCAAAATGCAAATGAAGCAAGCGGAGATAGCTTTTGAAATAGAGAAGATGAAAAATCAGGCTCAACTTAAAAGCATGCTTATGGCTGAAGAGTTTAGCTATAACCAGCAGCTTAATGGAATGGAAGCAGAGGCATTAGCATCAAGAGAAACAAGAAGAGAGGACGCTAAGTCAGGCAGAATTAGTCAAGCTAATCAAGAACAATCAAGGTTAATCAATCAAAGAAAAAACAATTTACCACCTCAAAGGTTTGAGTCTAATGAAGACAGCTTAGATGGTTTTGATTTAGCTGAATTCGACCCAAGATAAGTAAATAAAATGTAATAATTAATTGTACTATATTTGTACTAAAATTTAATCAAATGGAAATCAAAGTAAGAGAATTAGGTTCTGTAGAAGAAAAATCAGTTGCTCAAGTAGAGGAAGCTTTAATTGAAAAAGTTGAACAACAACACGAAGAACAAGTACAGCCAGAGGTTGTAGAGCAAGAGTCAGTTTCAGAAGAAGCGGAACCTGCTAGATTAGAAGAAAGAGATGTTCTTGAATTTATAAAGAACAGGTATGATAAAGACATATCGTCTGTAGACCAATTGTTTACAGAGAAAGAAGGTAATAAAGAGTTACCAGAAGATGTGTCCGCTTATTTTGAATATAAAAAGAAAACTGGTCGTGGCATTGAAGATTATGTTAAATTAAACAGAGACTTTGATTCCTTAGATGAAGACCAAATTTTAACTGAGTATCTTTTAGCTACCGAAGAAGGTATTGATAAAGAAGACGTTGAACTTTTAATGGAGGATTATTCCTATGACGAAGATATAGACGATGAGTCTGATGTTAAGAGAGCTAAGTTAAAAAAGAAAAAGGCTATTGTAAAAGCTAAGAAGTTTTTCAATGAACAAAAAGAAATGTATCACCAGCCGCTTGAGTCAAGCGCAACTGGTATTTCTGAGGACAATGAAGACTATAAGGCATACAAGCAATATGTTGAGAATGCAAAGACTCAGTCAGAGGAGCAGTCTAGGAAAGTAGATTTCTTTGAAAAAGAAACTAACAAGGTGTTAAATCAAGACTTTAAAGGTTTTAAGGTTAATATTGATGAAGCTAATTTGTTATACAATCCAGGAGGTTCTGTGGAGGAAATTAAAAAATCTCAATCAAGCGTTATTAATTTTATTAATAATCATTTGAATGAAGATGGATTAGTTAAAAACGCAGCTGAGTACCATAAAGCATTATCAGCAGCAATGAACCCTGATAAATTCGCAAGGTTTTTTTACGAGCAAGGTAAGGCTGCAGCTACGGATAACGTAACCAGAAAGATGAAGAACATCGATATGACTACGCGTTCTGCTCCAGAGGTAACCGTAAAAGGTGGAACTAAATATCGCGCAGTAAATGCAAGTGAAGGCAGAGGGTTAAAGATTAAGAGTATTAAAAGAAAAAATTAACCACATTAAAAATTAAAAAATGGCAGGACAATTATTAGGACCGAATACTACACCAGTAGGACCAGGTTTTCAACTACAGCCAGCACCACAACAGGTGCCATTGGCTACAAATTACATTACTGATTTCAACTTTTTGAATCAGTATTTACCAGACACTTATGAAAAAGAATTTGAGCGTTATGGTAACAGAACTATTTCTTCTTTCTTACGCTTAGTAGGAGCTGAGCTACCAAGTAACTCAGACTTAGTAAAGTGGGCAGAGCAAGGAAGATTACACACTAAATATACACAGTGTGGTACAGCAGCAGTAGTCAATGGAGACAACGTAACATTTGATATTAACGATGCGTTAGTACCAGACCGAGCTGCAACAGGCTTAACAGCTGGAACTATTGCTATTCGTGTAGGTCAAACTTTAGTTGTTACTAACAATGACGGTTCAGGAGAATTCAAAGGAATTGTAACAGCAGTAGGTGTTGCAGGTGGATTAAATGATAACCAAATTACAGTAGCGTTTTATAATGCTGCAGGATTTACAGGTGGTACAGGCGCAGGTAATGCAGATGCAACTATCTTTATCTATGGTTCTGAATTCAAAAAAGGAAGCAACGGAATGCAGGGTTCTTTAGAAGCTGAAGATGAAATCTTCGACAACTCTCCAATCATTATCAAAGATAAGTATGCAGTATCAGGTTCTGATATGGCACAAATCGGATGGATTGAAGTGACTACTGAGAACGGAGCTTCAGGATACCTATGGTACTTGAAGTCTGAGCATGAAACTCGTTTACGTTTTGATGACTACCTAGAAACAGCTATGATTGAGGCGGTACCAGCAGAAGCAGGTTCTGGAGCAATTGCAGCAGGTGGAGATGTAGGAAACAAAGGTTCTGAAGGTATCTTCCACGCAGTGGAAACTAGAGGAAATGTATGGGCTGGTGGAAACCCAGTTGCTCTTGGAGACTTTGACAATATAATATCTAGACTTGATAAGCAAGGTTCGATTGAAGAGAACGTACTTTTCTTAAACAGACAGTTTGGATTTGATATTGACGATATGTTAGCATCACAAAACTCTTATGGAGGAGGCGGTACTTCTTATGGTCTTTTTGACAACGATGAGGAGATGGCTCTTAACTTAGGTTTTACAGGATTCCGTAGAGGTTACGACTTCTACAAGTCTGACTGGAAATACCTAAACGACCCAACTATGCGCGGTGGTCTAACTGGAACAGGAGCTGTAAACGGTTTGTTAGTACCAGCAGGTTCAACTACTGTTTACGACCAAATCCTTGGAAAGAATGCTAAGCGTCCTTTCTTGCATGTACGTTACAGAGCTTCAGAAACTGAAGACAGAAAGTACAAGACTTGGATTACAGGTTCAGCTGGTGGTGCAATGACATCTGATTTAGATGCGATGGAAGTAAACTTCCTGTCTGAAAGATGTGTATGTACTATGGGTGCAAACAACTTTGTGATTTTCCAATCATAAATTAAATATGTAATTACTACCCTTGTTATTGTGACGAGGGTAGTTATTACTTTTATTAAATCTAAATTATAATTAAATGAAAAAAAATGTAATGGTCAATAAGACCTATAAACTTACCAAAGATGCGGCACCACTTTCTTTTATGCTGCCAACTAGAAACTCAAGAAGATATCCCTTAATGCACTTTGATGAAGAGACAGGAACTAACAGAGCTTTACGCTATGCTAGAAACCAGAAGAGTCCTTTTGAAGATGAGCAAGACGGAAACGCTATTGTAGAGCCAATTGTTTTTGAAGATGGATTCTTATCTGTTCCAAGAAACAATCAATCTCTTCAACAATTTCTTCATTACCACCCTATGAATGGTAGTAAATTTGTAGAAGTAGATGTAGAAAAAGATGCTAAGCAGGAGATGGATGTTTTAAATACCAGAGTAGACGCTCTAATAGAGGCTCGTCAGCTAGATATAGAACAGATTGAGGCTTTAGCTAGAGTTCTTTTTAATACAGATGTATCAAGAACAACGTCTGCAGAACTAAAAAGAGATATATTAATATATGCTGAGCAAGCACCAGAAGATTTTTTGCGAGCAGTTCAGGACCCAACTTTAAAATTAAACTCTAAAGTACAAGAGTTCTTTTCTCATAAGGTATTAATATTTAAAAATAATAAGAAGGATGTATACTTTAATACATCTAAAAATAAGAAAAGAATGGTTAACATTCCTTTTGGAGAAGACCCTTTCTACGTAGTAGCTGGGTATCTTCAATCCGATGAAGGCATTGAAGTGTTAAAGTTTCTTGAAACTAACCTTGAAAATAAAAAATAAATTATACATTTGTAAAAGTTTGTTTTAGTTTTGGGAAGGGGTCGCTTAAATGCAGCCTCTTTTTTTTTTGCTTATCTTTGTTGTAAATAAATAGACAAATGAGTATAATAAATTCAGTGCGAGAAACAGTACTGTCGGTCCTTAATAAAAATAACTATGGGTATATTACCCCTAGTGATTTTAATTTATACGCTAAACAGGCACAGCTAGATATTTTTGAAGATTATTTTTATCAGTACAATTACCAGCTGATGAAGGAGAATGCAAGAGCTTCAGGTGTTGGTTATGCTGATTTAAAGAAAGGTTACGAGGAAGCAATAGATATTTTTTCAGAACAAAGTTTTCTTGTTCCTGTGTATGCGAATGGAGCGTCTCAAACATTAGCTTTACCCTCAGCATCTGCATCATATAGCGTTCCTACTACTGCCACTACAGGCTCTGATTATTATTTAATAAACAAGGTTTTGCTTTTAACCAAGTACCTTGTTGTTCAAAGTACTAACACCTTGTCTTTAGTTGCTGCAAGCTCGATGAAAGATTCAACTTTAAATTTTTCAATCATTGGCGTAAAGCCTGGAGATGTTGTGGTTAATAAAACTACAAGTAAAGTTGCAAGCGTATTATTCGTAGACCAAGCAGACCCTAGCCTTTTGTATTTAGACGCAGATATTTTTACAGCTGTAGGGGATAGCTACTGTATACTAAGTTTATCCAGGGGAGTGAACGAATGCGAGAAGGTTACCAATAAAAAGATAACTCAATTGAATATGTCTAACCTGACTAAGCCAACAGAGCTTTTTCCTGCATATTCAAATAGCTCTACTGTGATTCAAGTTTTTCCACAAGACATACAGGTTGGTGTTAATCAAGGTCAGACTTCTTTAGGAAGAGTTCTATGTCAGTACATAAGATACCCAAAAGACCCTAAGTGGACGTATGCATCTCTTGTTGGTGGCACACCTGCTTTTAATCCTTCTAGTCCTTTGTATCAGGATTTTGAATTACCCCTTGATGATGAGCCTAGTTTAGTAAACAAGATATTACAGTACGCAGGAATGTCTATTAGAGAAACCGAGGTAGCTCAGTTTGGACAAGTTCTAGATACAACAGATAATCAAAACGAAAAATAATGTCATACCTAAGCGAATATCAGTACTATGAAAATAATGGAAACTCACCAGAAGATGCTAACTGGGGGTCATACCAATACGTAAGCCTGTACGATATAGTTAACAATTTTATGTTGATGTATGCAGGTAATCATAGTCTAGTAAACAATGAAGAAAGATACAGAGTGTTGTTTCATGCTAAGAGAGCAATACAGGAACTTAACTACGATGCTTTTAAAGAATTAAAAGTTCTTGAGCTAGACGTTTGTGACACACTAAGATACGTTCTTCCTTCAGACTATGTGAACTGGGTAAGAATATCTTTATATAAAGATGGTATTCTTAGGCCTTTAACAGAAAACATTCAGACTAACTGGAGTAACGCTTACTTACAGGACAATGATTGTAGAATATTATTCGATGAGGATGGAAACATTTTAAAGCCATCTACATCCACGATAGACCTTCAAAGGATAGAAGGTACTAAAAAAAGTATTTACTTAAACCAGCGCAGCCCTTACAACAACAGAGAGGGGTACTGTATTGACGGTGCCTGGTATTTTGATTATGGTATTGGTGGAAGATTTGGTCTAAATACAGAGACAGCAAACTCTAATCCAACATTTAAAATAAATAAAAAAGCTGGGGTTATAAACTTTAGCTCTGATATGGCAGGAGAGCTTTGTATTTTAGAATATGTTTCAGACGGAATGGAAGGCGGAGACGATACCTTGATAAGTGTTAACAAACTATTTGAAGAATATGTTTATGCTTACATTCAGTTTGCTATATTAAACGGAAAGTTTGGAGTACAAGAATATATTGTAAGTAGAGCAAGAAAAAGAAGCTCGGCTTTATTGCGTAACGCTAAATTACGAATTAGCAACATACACCCTGGTCGTTTATTACAGAACATTAGAGGTATGGATAAGTGGATTAAATAAACATGGCAGAAGTTACTAGAAATTTTATTGCAGGGCGAATGAATAAAAGCGTTGATGAACGCTTATTGCCTAATGGTGAGTACGTTGATGCCTTAAACGTAAGGCTTGGTTCTACAGAAGAATCAGAGGTGGGCTCTGTTGAGAACGCAAAGGGCAACACCAGATTGACCAGCTTAAGTATAGACTCAATTCCTTTAAGCGACAACGCTACCTGTATAGGTGCGTTTGAAGATGGACAAAGAGAAACTATATACTGGTTTGTTCATGACCCAACATTTCAATTATCATCTGGCGTTAAAGTGATTGCAGACCTTGTTGTATCATTTAATGTAACACAAACACTGCTTACATATCATGTGGTAACAACTTCAAGCCCTTTAGTTCCAGACGATATATCAGTTCTTAATTTTAATTCTAGATACTTAATCACAGGCGTTAACAGAGTTGAAGACCTGTTGTTCTGGACAGACAACTACAACCAGCCTAGGGTTATAAACATAAAAAGAAATTATGATTCAGTAGCTCCAGACCTAGCTGAACAATTGTTGGTTATTAAAAAACCGCCTACACAAGCACCAACTTTCGAGCTGGTTAATGTTGGTGGTGAAGAGAATTTTTTAGAAGAAAGATTTATAACATTTGCATACAGATATAGATATGAGGACGGAGAGTACTCTGCGTTGTCTCAGTTCAGCGAGCCAGCATTTGCTCCTAAGAACTTTGAGTATACTATAGACTCAGGGTTAAATGAAGGAATGATAAACGCTTTTAATAGCGCCAATGTTACATTCAATAGTGGGGGAAGGTTGGTAAAATCTGTAGAGGTTGTCTTCAAAGAAACGACAAGTAATGTTATAAAGTCAATTGAATTATTTAATAAACAAAATCTAGGGTACGCAGACAATACCAATTATGTTTTAAGCTTTAACAATAGTAAAATATACACAGTTCTTAATGCAACGCAGCTTGTTAGAATGTTTGACAATGTTCCGCTAAAGGCTCAGGCTCAAACAGTTATGGGCAATCGTTTGATATATGGAAACTATGTGGACGGGTACGACCTGGAGGACTTAAACGAAAACCCCATAAGACTAGAATATTTTACAGAACTTATTTCTGAAGAGATTGGGATAGGAGAATTTCCAGACTTTAGCACTGCTTATATTTACTCTATTGATGTTCAGAGAAGCACAGCAAATGCAGCGGCATTTTTTAACCTTGCTGATGTTGAACTAAAAGCAGGGGCAACTTTGTTTTTTGAGATTAGATATGGGCATCAAGGCTTCAGTGGAGACACACCTTCACCAACTCAGACATCAAGTAACTTAGAGCTAGACTTTTCTTTTAATCTTCCCGTTGATTTTAACAGTGTTTATGAACTATCTATTGACCCATCGTTTGTTAATCTTATAGGAACAGCGCTAAACATAAAACCTGTGTATGATAATACACCAGGGAGTGAAACCTCTTGTGACGGTAACACCGTAACAGATAATTTTAATTGTTTTATACCTAACAACCTAGATGCGTTAACTAAATTTGCTAGTGGGATTAGTGGGGAAGGACAACCAATAAGAATAATAAGCTCTCCGTCAAGCACAGAGATAGGTATTGTTCCTGTTGCTATGAGGTTTGTTGACGCGCTAAACAATCCAACATTTAATGTATATGAGTACTATCAAGTAACTTCAGCAAGCGGTACTTTTTTAAGCACAGGAAACCCAAAGAGTCTTCATAGTGATAGAGATTATGAGGTAGGTATTGTGTATATGGATGAGTTTAATCGTTCTAGTACAGCATTAGTTAGTCCACAGAATACAGTTCATGTAGGATGCTCAAAATCTGCAACACAGAACTCTGTGCAGGTAACTATTCCACAATCACAGCTTGCGCCCTCTTGGGCTGATAGATATAAGTTTGTTATGAAGCCTGACTTCGAGGACTACAATACAGTATTTACAAATCTTTTCATAGCTGACACCACAACGTCTGCGGTATTCTTTTTATTAGAAGGGGAGAACGCAAGAAAGGTTCAGGAAGGAGATAGGCTAAGGGTAAAAGCGGATACAAGTGGTGTAACATCTAGATGTCAGTACGCTACCGTATTAACTAAGACTGCTGAGACTAGGGATTTTATAGTTCCTGCCCCTACTTCTGAATCTGGTCAAGAAATTCCAATACCTGCAGGGACTTACATGAAAATTATTCCTAATGACTTTACGGTAGTAGAGGCTGAGCTTCCATTTATATTAGAAGGGCACAAAAACAATTGTGCTCAAAGAGGAGGTCAGCATCCAAGACTGAATTACCCTGTAAGTATCCCAGACCCAGATAATCCTGGGTTCTATTTACAGTACGACATACCTCAAGGGTCTAGGGTAAATATAAATGTTACGTTTAAGAGAGATGGAACTAATGGGAAGTGTGAAAAAAGAACGTATATTTTAGAGCTTAAATTAGTAGCCTCTCAGGACTATGATAATTTTAAAGAGTTTTTTGACGGAGACAACATCGCGTCAAGACTTGATGGCGGTAGAGTTGAGGTGGCTGGAGACCAGGATTGTCCTCCTCCTTACTTTGCTAATTACTATAACCCAGCTTTACGAACACCAGCGGAAGGACAGATGCCTGAGGATAGATGTGTTTATCAGTGGCAGTTTATAGAAGGTAATGAAGGTCCTGCAGGAGACCCTGGTAACGCATTATACTTAGGTCTTGTAGGTACTAATAGCTGTTCAGGTGCTGCGAATAGTCAGAAGAGACGCGCATGTATTGACGCTACAATTGAAGTATTTAGGGCTGAGACCACGCTAGTTTTTGAAACAGAGCCTCAGGATGCTACTCCTGATTTATGGTATGAGTCAGCTGATGTTTATAGTATTGATAAAAACACTGGAACACACGAAGGTAATATACAGAATCAGACAGCGACTCAGCCAGCTATTATTAAAACTGATTTCTTTAATTGTTTTTCTTTTGGTAACGGGGTTGAGAGCTATAGGATTCGTGACTCTGTTGTGGGTAAAGAATTTTCTTTAGGTGAAAGAACCACTTCTACATCTGAGGTAGAGTTTAGACAGGCACATCGTTTTGCTGACTTAACATATAGTGGCGTATACAATGATGAGAGTAATGTAAATAAGCTTAATGAGTTTAACCTAGGTTTACTAAACTTCAAACCGCTTGAGGATGTTTACGGTCCTATTGAAAAGTTAAGTGGTAGAGAAACAGATATACTTGTACTTCAAGAGGATAAGATATCCTATGTATTAGCTGGTAAAAACCTGATTAGTGATTCAATTGGAGGAGGTACAGTTGCCTCTATACCTGAGGTACTAGGAACGCAGATAGCTAGGATTGAAGAGTACGGAATATCTAGAAACCCTGAGAGCTTCTGTTCGTGGGGATTTGATAAGTATTTTACTGATGCCAAAAGAGGAGCTGTTATAAAATTAACAGGTTCTTCAGGGTCTAACGAGCAGCTTACGGTTGTGTCCGAATCAGGAATGAGGTCGTGGTTTAGAGATAGATTTATATCAAGTATAAACTATCAAAAGATTGGAGGCTTTGACCCGTACATGAACGAGTATGTTCTTAGTATGAACCCAATTGAGTTACCTTCAGAAGAGGAATGTATTGCTTGTGGTATTAACAGAGAGTTTGCTTTTAATAGCGACAAATCTGTTGAGTACTGCCTAGACCTAGGTACAATAGTTGGAGATACAGCTTTAACTGTAACTGCACAAACACCATCAGGTTCTGACCTTAGTTCTATTAGAGTTAGATATAACTCTGTTGATGTCGTGCCTACTACATTGCTTTCTAACGGAACAACTGGATGGATTTTTGACAAGAATAGTGTTTCACAAACTACAGCAACTGTGTTTATTGAAGGGAAAAAGAATTCTTCTTTAACAGTTAGGCTTGCTTGTCCAGCCCCAACAGGTATTAGAGTATATCAGATATGTTTAACAAACGCTCCTGATTCTGGAAACAATATTCATAACGAGTACAGATGGACAGACGGTGATTTTGTATCACCGCTTCATAGTGAGCAGGTTACATTTTTAGATGATACAGGAACTTTTATTATAAGTCAGTACACAGATATATTTGCTCCGCAAGGAGGAGGTGTTGTTCCTGCTAACGGTGCCGAAGTAAGTATTATATCTAACAAGAGACCAACGGATAGTTTTGTGTTTGACCCATCTCAAGATTCTTTTTATTCATTGAGAACAAGTACAAATTACCCACCAACAACTGCTGGGATAACAAGCCTATTAAGTGCGGCAGGTGCTCCACTTCCTTTGAATGTTAGTCAAGCGCCTTTAATTTATTCAGGAGAATTTACAATGCCTGATGTCGGTGGCAACCTGTATCTAGTGTATGACTACAGACAGTCAACACCTGCAAGCTTATGCTATTCAACATCAAGCCTTCAGAACGCTTGCTGTGATTGTCAAGAACCTTAAAAAAAA